TCTACTGGGTCTACTGGTCCTTCTGGTCTAACTGGTTCTACTGGTTCTACGGGTCTAACTGGCTCTACTGGTTCTACAGGTCCTACGGGTCTAACTGGTTCTACTGGTTCTACGGGTCTAACTGGCTCTACTGGTTCTACAGGTCCTAGCGGTCTAACCGGTTCTACTGGTCCTACTGGTCTAACTGGTTCTACTGGTTCTACTGGTCCTACGGGTCTAACTGGTTCTACTGGTCCTACAGGCGCTTCAGGTGTAACGGGTGCTACAGGTCCTATAGGTATAACAGGAGCTACCGGAACACAAGGTCCTGCTGGTCTATCTTGCAGTCTATGTCGTTCTTCTGATGCTAGACCTGCAGGTACATCTTATCTTACTGTCAAAACAGTTGGATCTACAGCATTCACATATGCGCTTGGAAATGTATACACAATTGAGTGGTTTCAAGATATGGTGACAACATCATCTCAATATAGTACTATCTTTTCAAAAGGAGTGTACGATCCTGCAAATAACACAAGACCTACTCTTGGTCTCACAATTGAAGGTTCTGGAAGCTCGCGAACATTGAAGTATTTTACAAATAGTAATCTTGTCTTGCAAGCTAGTCTTTCAGGTGTAGTTGGTAACTGGGTACATTTTGCTGTTGTTTCTACTGGTTCTACTGTAAGTGTATACCAAAATGGTACTGCAATTGCAACAGTTAGTTCTAGCACATCAGTTACTGATGTAACATCGCCTCTCCTTATTGGTAGTGTTCTTGGTGGTGATACTGCAGTATCTACATCAATGGCTAATATGGAATTTACTGGTTCTTTAACAAACTTCCGTATTAATATTGGAAATGCTCGTTACACTTCTACATTTTCAGTTCCTCCACTTCCTCTAACAGTTGGAAACTTTACAAAACTACTTATTGCAGGTGGATCTTTAACAAGTGTAGCTACAGATGTAACATCTTTTAATACAATTAGTGTTGGTGTTGGTATTGCGTATTCAACTGAGAATTTACCGTTATGTTAAAAACGAATAATTTGATATTAAAATTGATATAATTTAAATTAAAAATGCAATCTGCTCCAGTGATTATTCTCGTTGGAGGAACTGAATGTCAAAAGACTAAATTCTACTCGCATTTTACGGCTGGAATTTATAACTTTCCCACAACTAAAATCAATATTCGTACTACAATTAATACTTCACCAACTATTGTGTTGGTAGATACACCTGGTTTGAAAGAGAATCGCAATCCATATGAATATTGTTGGGAAGGTGTCTTTCATCTAGCAACAATTATTCTTAATTTTGGCAATTGGTCTCCAAATGAGATTTATGGTACAACTCCAACAAATATGCCAATTATGATGACATGGTCAGGAGATCACCAAGAGACGATGGAAAGAATTATGAGCACATTACAATAGAGATGATCTCAATTCCATGGCTATTTGCTGGAATATTAGTAGGACTCTTAATAGTATCTGTTTTTCATCCACCGGTTCGGGATAACAAGGGTGTTCCGCTACCTGGCAACACTAACCGATTTTATACCGGAACAGGGTGTGTAAAATTCAAGTCAAAAGAAGTTCCATGCACAGACAACACAACATCTCTTAATTTAGTCGCATCTCAACACAAATGATTCAGATACTGAAAATTCTTCACAATGAAAGAAGTTTAACATTTCTTTCATTTTTAATCGGTCTTGGTGTGACAATTATGCTTTTTCATAAACCAATTCTTGAACGGAAGACCCTTGCGTTATCAATTAAAGATGTAATTGAAAAAGTTGTATGCATTGACAAGAAATGCTATCAATATAGTGCGGAAGATGCTTCGTGCGAAATACCCTCTTCTAAATAAATGGCAGACGGAGCAACTGATTTAAGTGCTTTACTTGGAAATAATGGACCGGTTCAAAATCCTAGCTTACCGCAGTCAACGACATTTGCGCCTATGGTAACAGGTGGTGGTGATCCTTTTATTAGCCCTATTAATACGAGCCCTCAGAAGCCAGCTGCACAGCTTTATAGCCATGACGCAACCTTTAGTAGTATTCGGTATGCAATCAAAAGCCTCATGATGTACTTTGGATTCTTTCTTGCTGCAGTTATCATCTCTCTCTCCACTCCTCGCTCTCTACTTCTACAGTATATTCCTCACACATACACATCAGGTGGTGTAGTTTCTTACACAGGTGCGGCTGTTTTAGGCGGAGCTGCAGTTGCAATTGCATATGTAGTTGGAACGTTAGGAAGTAGTTTAATCTAAAAATATAAATCTTTAGAATTTGCTTTACTCCGAATACTCTACGCGTCTAAGACCCCATTTCTTCATACACTTTGTTAGCATAACTTGGCAATCACAGCAAGGCATCGACTGCCTAACTTGATTCTGTTTATTCAAACGGAATACAATCATAACACATCCACGAAGTAGTGAAAGATCGCCTAGATCCTTCAATACTGCGCATTCAGCATGCATTGTTTGATCATTACACCCGCAAGCGCTTGATCTGCTTCCAGCCCTATTTTTGGCACTTGCAATTATTTTGCCTCGTTGTTTAATGATAGCGAAATGTTCGCTTGTGTTGATTCTGTCTGTATAGCGGCTGCCATGCCTAGTGATATCATTAGATGCACGCATTTTATCTTTACAATGTTGCTATCTAATAGAAATGAATTTCGTTTTTAGACAAACTGGATACTTTAAAGTAGGAGAAATGTCTGATAAATGGGCATCATATAGACGTAATTCACGAGGATGGATGCTTGATCCTCATGCAAAAGTTCATGTATCCATCATGTTTGGTGCAGGATTTATGTTATCACCTGTATTTGTGAAAGAGAATAACATTACACATGTAATTAATTGTGCATATGATGAAGACAGCCCAGAATGGTTTCGCACACATAATCCAACTAAGTATGCATGCTTAGAAGCACAAGATACTGTAACTGCAAATATTACAGATTGGTTTCCAAAATTTGAAATGTATATGAATAAATTTTTGAAAGAACCTGATTCAAATGTTATTTTTGTTCATTGTCAGTGTGGAATTAATAGAAGCGGATTTCTAACTCTCTTATACTGCGTTAAGTATTTTGGATATGAATATGAAAGTACATTTAAGTCTATTCTTGCACAACGGCCTTGTGCATTAACAAATCCTGTATTTCCGGGACAACTTATAAACTATATTAGAAGTAATGGGAGATCTGGGTAACAATCCGATATGGTCTAACCTTGAAAAATCAAGCACGGATATGATGGGTCCATCATACAGCTATTCGGACTCTATTCCAGGTCCTAGTTCGTTAGGAGTTGGTTCAAATGGAACGTTTGGTCAAATTTCAACAAATTTGGATGCGGTAACCACGTATGTGAAAGGAATGATTACAGGTGATCCTCCGTTAGGTAATCAGTTTTTTATAAATACAGGAGCTGTGTGTACTGCTCCTGATGGTTCAACACAACCTCGTCACAATTACATTAATAACATTCCAGGCGGTGGAAGTCCTCCAGGTGGTCTTCAAGACTTAGCATTTCTTTCAAATGATATGCGTGGATTGATTCCAGGTATTATGGAAGATGTAGAAGGTCTTGATCCATATTACCTATTTAATGCGATGGTAGCAGATGGAAGTCCTCCATGTGAATGTTACACGTGCGATGTAACAAGTGGAGGTGCTTCGTATTTTTTAACAACATCATTGTCAGCTGATTATGATCCTGCATTATGCAAACAGGTTGATGTATCAGTATGCAAAGCATCAAAAGAATCGTTTACAAACAAGACATCTATGAGTGTGATACCCACATTAGTTGCTGGTGCTCTTCTAGTCTTTCTATCTCTATAGAACTTTAAGAGTAAAAAGAGAGACAAGTAAATGGACAACATCTTCAGAATAAAAAAGTCGTCTGAATCTTCAGGAGTTGTGAAAACACAGGGTACACTTGATTATGTTCATTCATCAATTGTGTCTGCTATGAAGGATACCAAGCTTAATACTGTAGAAATAGAACAACGATGTACAGTTCTTGAGAATGAAATGGAAGAATTGAATGTAACAAGTTCAATTCCTGAAATCGTAAAAGCTTCTAAAGCAGAGAATGATTTAAAAGATTTACGAGATAAGTTACATTCTAAAAACCCTGTTGAAGAATACTATTTAAAAAATGCAGATATTATGCTTCAATACTATGGCAATACTGAGAAACCAAAACAAGTAACTAATTCCTGCATGGATGAAAATACATTCGTAAAGTATTTAGTTACCAATACAAGTAGCGATATCGGAAGTCAAAGCAAGAAACAGTTATTTGAAGAGTATGCAACACGTATGAAACTGAAGGGAATGGAAGTTCCTGAAATGAAGCAAGTCGTTACCGAACACTGTGAAACATGTAACATTCCTCGCGAAGAACTTTCATCAGAAGGTGTTCTTGTATGTCCTAAATGTGGATCTGAAGAATTTATGATGGTAGTTTCTGACTTTCCTTCATTTCGTGATCCTCCTAAGGAACGTAACAATTATGCATATAAGAAGATTAATCACTTAAATGAAATCTTGAACCAGTTTCAAGCAAAAGAATCTACCATTATACCTGATGAAGTTATGCATGAAGTAATTAGTGAAATTAAGAAGCGACGTATTCAAAATATTGCTCAAATGACTGAAAAGGAAATACGAGACATTTTAAAGAAGCTAAACAAATCTAAGTATTATGAACATGCCGCTCATATACTTTCAAGACTTAATGGAAACCCCCCACCTACAATTACGCCCGAAATTGAAGAAAAGATTCGTACGATGTTTCAAGAAATCCAGGCGCCTTTTTTGCTTTACTGTCCAGATGACCGCACTAACTTTCTTTCTTATTCGTATATTTTGTTCAAGTTCTTTGAGCTGTTGGAACTGGATGAGTACAAAGCATATTTCCCTTTACTAAAATCACGTGATCGTCTTATTGCACATGATCAAATTTGGAAGAAAATTTGTGAATATTTACGTTGGGAATTTATACAATCTGTGTAAAATGGAATTTGAATACTTGTTATAATAATGGTAAAAATGGCAGGTAAATGCAAGTGTAATAAGGCCCCACATTATGGGGTAGGTGGCAAACCTACACATTGTAGTGGATGTAAAACCGAAGGAATGGTTCGTATTGATGGAATGTGTAAGGGGTGTAACAAAGTTATGGCCATGTATGGATTAACATCAAAACGTACACATTGTATTAACTGTAAAACCGAAGCAATGTCCCGATGTTCTGGAATGTGTACACGTTGTAATACTACACGTTCTACGAAGAAATTCAAAGATCTTTGTACAACATGTTTCTGCGTAGTATATCCAGATGAGAAGTTTAGTAGACGAGTTAAGTCAAAAGAATTGCGTGTAGTTGCAGAATTACGATCAACTATTTTCAAAGAGTTTCCTGATATAGTATCTACATTTGATAAGCGAATTGTAGGAGGTTGTAGTGCAAGACGTCCAGATGTATATTCACAATGTGGAGCATATGATGTCTGTACTGAAATAGATGAAAATCAAC